ACATTATTAAACAAAGTTGTTTAAACAGAGCAACAGATCTTCATTCAAAAAAAGATAGTTGGAGTGAAGAGCAAATTTTAGAAACAGCAAATATTTTTGTAAGCTGGGTTACTGGGCAAGAAAGTGTAAACGTAAAACAGTCTCTACCTAAAAAACCAGAAGATCAAAAAACGTGGTTAAATTTTAACACACCAGATTATAACCAAGCTTTATCTTGGATTAAAGAGGGATATTCTGTTAAGGATATTAGAAACCAGTATAAAGTTGCAAAAAAAGTTGCAGATGAACTTGAAAGGGTGTAGAGTAAAAAAAACATATTTAACTAACAAAAATTTTAAATTAGAAATAAAATGGAAAAAAAAACAACAGCTATTATCTCAGGAAGTATTGATCTTACAGCAATTGATAAAAATAAATTAATCGATGGTAAGAATGGTAAGAAGTATTTAAACCTAACTATGATGGTTTCAAATACCTCACAATATGGTAATAACGTATGGTTGACACAAACTATTTCAAAAGAAGAAAGAGAAAGCAAAGTAAAACCTATAACTTTAGGTAATGGATCTGTGAGATGGTTAGATAAAGATGGTATAACTATTGCAGAAAAAAATCAAGTTACAAACCAAGAGCAAAACCAACAAAGAGCAGATATAGATTTACCATTTTAGAGAGAGGGGGTTATTACCCCCTTTTTTTTTATACATTTATAAAATGATAGCAGAAACAAACAATATAAAGAAAAGAATTTATGATATTAAGAATGGAAAGATACAAGAAGGTTTAGGGATAGGTGTACCTTATATTGATGAGTTTATAAGGTATAAGCAAGGTAATTTTAACCTTTGGATAGGCCATGCAAATGTAGGAAAAACTACAGTTATGATTTACTTTCTTACAGCATGGGCATTAATACATAAACTGAGGTTTGTTATATGGAGTAGTGAAAACACCCCAGATAGTATTGTTAGAAAGATTATTGAGTTTAAAATGGGTAAGCCTATACATACTGCAAGTGAAACAGAAATAGAAAAAGAAATAGAATGGTGTAATACTTTTTTCAAAGTGATAGATGTACAAGATTTATACACCTACAAAGATCTTATAAAAGAAGCAAAAGCAATAAAAGATGTTTGGAACTATAATGGCATTTTAATAGATCCTTATAATTCTCTTTCTATAGATACACAAATGATGAGAGGTATAGGTTCACATTTATATGATTACCATGTAGCAAGTGAATTTAGATTATTTGCTAAAAAGCAAAATATAACAGTTTTTTTAAATGCACATGGTGTTACAGAGGCAATGAGAAAAACATACCCAAAAGAACATGAGTACTCTGGATTACCTCAGCCATTAGGATTAGCTTCTGTAGAAGGAGGAGGTAAATGGGGAAACAGAGCAGACGACGTAATATGCTGCCATAGAATGACTAACCACCCGACCGACTGGATGTACTCGGAGCTTCATGTTTTAAAAATAAAGGAGACAGAAACTGGCGGCAGATGCACCCCGTACCAAGAGCCTATTCGTATGCGTATGGTTAAAAATAACGTAGGCTTTGAATTTATGGGGCAGGATATACTACATAGTAAAAAATCTAATTTAGAAGAAGTTTTATTTTGATTACGTTTTTTATCTTACTATTTGTTTTAGCTTTTACTATAGTCTATATAGGCCATATTAATAGAGCGGAGATTTCTTTTGCTCCTATATTTGGTATTATGGTAGGGAGTCTATATGCTTATACTGATTACGAAGAAGGCAGGGAGCATACCCTGCAAGTATGTATAATATTTTTAAGTATTACAGTAATTTGGATCGAGACTTAGAGTGGTTAAGTATAGTAGCTAAAAGGCATAAATACTGGGTTAGTATAGTTCGTAGTCTAGTAGGCGATCTATATTCTGAAGATATTACTCAAGAGGCCTATCTCGCGCTAGCTAAGTATAGTAGTCCAGAAAAGATTATAAAGGACGGTAAGGTAAGCGAGGGCTATATGTTTTTTACTTTAAGATCTTTAGCCTATCAATTTTATAACAAAAAGAAAAAAGTAACTATAATAAGTATAGATAAAGACGAAAACTTCTTAGAGCTGCCTCATGAGGACGATATAGAAGAGAACGAAGCTTTCCATAAAATTTGCTTAATGGTAGACGACGTAGCAAAAGACTGGCATTGGTACGATAAAAAGATATGGAAGCTTTATAGCCAGACAGACATGAGTATAAGAAAACTAGCTAGCGAAACTAAAATAAGCTGGGTAAGTATATTTAATACTTTAAAAAACCTTAAATTAGATATTAAAAATAAAATTAGCGAAGATTATGAAGATTTCAAACAAGGAGATTTTGAACGCTTATAAGGGAGATAAACGCTCTAAAGAATACCGAGCTTTAAAAGAAGCTGCAAAAAAAGAAGAATACGAAAGCTTTAAAGAAAACCATGCCGCCCTTTCTACGGGTCCAAATATCGGAGATAAGATAGAGGCGGTAACTAAAGCTACTGGTATAAAAAAAGTAGTAGAAACTGTATTTGATGCGTTAGGTAAAGACTGCGGCTGCGAGGCTAGAAAAGAAAAACTAAACGAACTTTTTAGAGGAAGAAAGCCAGAGTGTTTTACGGAGGCTGAGTTTGACTTAATGAAGATGGCCATAGATACTAGAAAAAATAAGTTTAGCGCAGAAGAGGTTAAAACTTACGCTGCTATATACGAGCGGATATTTAGAACTAAAGTAGAATGTACTCAATGCTCTTTTAGAAATACGGTTTGGAACTCTTTAGTAAAAGTTTATAACGAATATTCTTAATATGGTATCGGGGGCTAGATATAGATATTCTTTTAACGAGGGTAATAAAGCGGAGGATAAATTTCTAAAGTTAATGCTAGAAAGAGATAATTCCTGCGTAAAGTCTAGTACCCAAGACGATATTAATAAGCATATAGATTTTTACGTTAACGATATAGGAGTAGACGTAAAAGGTAATAGGCATCTAGAAACTATCTGGCTAGAACTAAAGAACGTAAAAGGAGATAAGGGCTGGCTAGAGTGCTGCGCAGAATATATAGTATTTGATATTATAGAGCTTAATTCCTTCTGCTTTTTTAAGAGAATAGATCTATACGAGTACGCTAGTCAATTTACAGAAATAGCGAAGGATAAGAAAGATTATAAAAAAAGATATACCAGAAAAGATAGAAAAGATGTATTAATTAAAGTAACTTATAACGATATTAGACACTTACAAAAACAAATAATAGAGTATGAAAAAAATCCAAAACCTTAAAAGCCTTCAGTTTAGCGTAGACTTTGAAATAGTATCTACTAGATTACTAGACTGGAAAAAGAAAAAACCGATACCAGAGTTAGACGAAATGATTACCGCAGTAACGAGCTGGTATTCTTATACGCATGAACTAGAAACTAACGAGTGGTATAGAGAAAGAATTATAGAAGAGTTTCGATCCGATAAGCTAAGAGCAATAGAACGCGCTAGGAAAGCAGAGGAGAAACTGGCTGAGGTAGAAAAAGAATTACAAAAGTATAAGATAGCTTATGGATAGTTTTTTAGCTGGCTATATAGCCTTTAGGATATTAGAATACTTTATAGTAAAAATATATTACTTTATAATAAATGAATAGCTACATGGATAACTTAAAAGGGTTCGTTACTGATTCTACTACGGGTTTAGTATACGAAGCAAAGAAAGACGGAATAGTAGAGAAAGTTAAGAACTTACTAGACTCCAGATCCCAGAAAGGAATAAAAGAATACGGTACTACTCTAGAAGATAATCCAGACGGATTTTATAGATGGGTAAACGAACTCCAGCAGGAACTTTTAGACGCTGCCTTATATTTAGAAAAAATTAAAAATTTAAAATGAAAGAGGCTAAACTTATTAAAATGCAATACGATTTAAAGCTAGTCCAGCAAGCGTTAGTAGTGGCTTTAAGTAGAATAGAAAAGCTAGAAGAAAAAATTTTAAAAGAAAATAACGATAGTTAATAAAATGTTTACTATATTAGCGTATAACTTTAAAACTTATAATTATGAAATTTGAGATTTATTACCAAGAGATGACTAACGAGCAGCTCCTAGAGGATGCTACTAACGAGAGTCTTTTAGATGCTTATAGAAAGAAATGTAAGCAAGTATTATTATCTAGGCTAGAGGCCCAGCAAGAAATTATAGAGCTATGATAACTTTACTCAATAACGAATCGTATTTAAAGGAAGAGATCCTTAGCATGATGTATAGCGACGAATTTTATTACGGCCATTTAGGTAAGCACGCTTTAAGCAGTAGCTCTTTAAAAACCTTACTTAAATCTCCTAAGACTTATAGGAACGTAATTAAGTACGGATCTGGAGATAGTCCAGCTCTTAGACTAGGAAAGCTTTTACATTGGATGGTTTTAGAGCCTCACAAAGTAGACGCTTTAGAAGTGGTAGACGCTACTACTAAGAATACTAAGATATATAAGGAAGCTCTAGAGAAGCATGGAGAAGTTTACCTAAGAAAAGAAATAAGCGAAAGCGAAAGATTAGCAGACGCTCTATTAAGGAATGAAGAGGTATTAAGATTATTAGGAAAGTCTGAGTTCGAAGTGCCAGAGATAGCTATGTTAGAAGGATTGCCTTTTAGAGCTAAAGCAGATATCCTTAGGGACGATATGATCTGCGATATAAAAAGCTCAGCCGACCTTTCTACCTTCCGATTTTCGGCTTCTAAATACGGATATGACCTACAAGCTTACTTATATTTAAAGATGTTCAATCGTAAGAAATGTACTTTTATAGTAGTAGATAAAGCTTCTACAGATATAGGTATATTTGAAACGAGCGACGAATTTATAGAAGCAGGACGCGCTAAATTTATCCAAGCCGTAGGAATATATAAATACTTTTTTAGAGAAGAGAACGATATAGACCAATACGTTTTGAGAGGAATATTATAACAAATAAACAAATAATTAGAAAACATGAAAAAACCCTTATTTAATTTACATTCGACTACCGATTACAATTTATTTAACTTCTTAGACCATAACAGAGATATAGACCAAAAAAACCTTTCTACTATAGAGAAGTCTATATTAGCTCATGGTTTAAAGACTCCTTTAATGGTTAATAGCGAAGGATTTATTACAGATGGTCAGCATAGATTTATAGTATTACAGAAAAATAATTTACCCGTATGGTATGTAGTAAATAATTATTCTACCAATAAAGATATAGAGGTAATGAATAACGATAGGAAGGATTGGGTAGCAAAGGATAGATTACATAACCAAGCCAAACAAGGTAACTTAGACTGCGCTAGAATTTTAGAGCTTACTGAGGACTGGGAGGACGACTTTCATTTTATGACCGTAGTAGATGCTTATAACGCTACAGGAAAAGGAAGTAATACCGCTATAAAGAATAGACAATATAAAATAAACTTAGAGTTAGGGGATGCTGTTTTAAATAACTGTATAGAACTCTCAGAAGTGCTAGATAACGCTAAGCAGTCTAAATTTGTGCGGGCCATGAAGAAAGTAATGGTAAAAAACGATAACTTTGATCTGGACCATTTAATTAAGAACTGCTATAAGAGAAAACTAAATATCTACAATAGAGAAGGAGATATAGTAAAAGAAATTGTAGAGGTTTATAATTACTGCAAGAAAAAGGACTTAATTAGTGAATAGGAATATAGTAAAAGATTTTTATTATATGGCCTTGCAAGATTTATCTGAAGGGGCTTCTATAGACGATTTAGAAAAAGCGATCGCCTACTACGAAGCCCTAGAAGATTACGAAGCCTGCGAGGGTATTCTTAGAGCAGTCAAAGAAGTAAAAGAAAATACCATTAACGCAATAAAATTAAAGATAGATGAAATTAGAAACGATACTAGAAATAGTAGAAAAGGAAACCGAGACAAAACTAACGACTAAAAACCGAAAAAGAGAAACAGTATACGCTAGAGCTATATACTATAAACTAGCCAGATTAAATACTAGAAACTCTTTAGCAAGAATAGCTAGCCTAGTAGAGAGAGATCATGCTACTGCCCTACATGGTTTAAAAGTATTCGACCAGCAGATAAGCGTTTACGAAGATGCTAGAGAGTACTTAGAGATATATAACAAATTAGTTATATACATAAAGAAAGAAAACGGTCTAAAAGACAGAGGAATAAATCCTGCAGCTTACTACCGTAAGAAATACGCTACTACTTTACTAGCCCTAAGAAAAGAAAGAAAAGAGAAAAGACTTTTAAAAGACCAATTAGTATACCGTGATTAATATATATAACGAGGACTGCTTAGAAGCTATAAAAAAAATAGAAGATAACTACTTTGACTTTTTTAA